CCCCCGCGCGCGGGCGCGGGCCCGCCCGGCCCCCCCCCCCCCCCCCCCGCCGCTGCTTCTCGCGCACGTAGGCATCCGCCTTCTTGCCGACCGCCGTCTTGGCCGCATCGATCGGGTCGGAGAGGTCGCGCTTGAAGAAGCCGTCGATGGTGCGCTGGGCGTCGAGGACCGGCTTCTTGATCGCCACGCGACGCGCGTCGATCGCCTGCAGGTGAGCGGACAGCTGGCGCGAGAAATCGCCCGCCCGGGCCAGAGTGTCGTCCGTGGTGATGCCGTCCTTCGTGGCCTCCTGAAACCGGCCGAAGGCGGCGACCAGCTCCTCGGTGCGCGCGAACAGCGCAGCGGTGTCGGCCTGAAGATCGGCCAGCAACTGGTCCGCATTCAGGACGAGGCTTAGGTCCAGCGGACCCTGGTTGTGGCCGGGGCCGGGGGCCGTGGCGACGGTGGTGGCGTCAGCCATTGGTGGTGTCTCCTTCGGAAGTGGGGGATGGCGGGGGAAGAGCATCCGGCTCCAACGCCGGCTGCTGCGGCAGCCAGTCGAACGGGATCGCCGCGGCTTCGCGGATCCTGCGCGCCAGGATGGCCAGGTCAGCCTCGTGCTGCGCGCGCAACACCTGCACGATCACGCGCATGGTGTAGTGCTTGCCAGCGACGTGCACAGTGACCTGGATCGAGGGGATCGGATGCGCGTTCAGCGCGGCAAGCTGTGCGACCACCTCGCGGTAGGTCGCGATCGACCTGGCCAATTCGCCGTTGCGGTTGGCGATGTGGTCCAGCAAGTCCTCGGTGAGTTCCGTCATGGTGGTCCTTTCGTGGGTCAGAACGCAGGCGGCAGCGCGCCCAGGCGGATCGGCCGCTCGGGGTTGGCTTCGGGGTTGTCGGGGGAGTGCACGCGCGCCCAGGCGGCGCGCTCGACCAGGAAGGCATGCTCGCTGGCGTCGATGCGGATGCCGTAGTGCCAGATGCGGAACACGCCCTCGGCGAGAGCCGGATCAGGGTGCCCGTCGGCCGCTTTGCCGTTGATGGTCGCGATCCAGCGGCCGGCGTCGTCGCGGTGGATCTCGGCCGCCACGAAAGGCCCCCCCGCCACCAAGCAGCAGCTGGAACAAGCCTGGCTCGGGCTGGTCGACGCGGCGCGGCGCTTGCCGGCGGTCGTGCGCCATCAGAGCGCGAGCCCGCGCCATGCCGCGATCGCAATCGCGCCGAGCACGACGCCGGCCAGAAGCTGAAGGAGGGTGCGCCGGATGCGCGTGCCCGTGCTGGGCCGCGCCGGCTCGATGTAGCGAATGTGGCGCATCGGTTTCGTCCAGGGGTTGATATGCCGACGATAGAGCACCTATAAAACCCTGCGCAAGTGGAAACTGAAAAACCCAAAGGGCATGCACGGTGGCGCAGGACCGCACGACAAGACCGACTGAAGCACCGAGCGCCGCAAAGAAAAAGGGCGGCAGGCCGAAGCGAGCGCGTGCGGATGCGGGGCTGGCGGCGGCCATCGAGGCTGCCGGCGGCATCGGAATCCTGGCCGCCATCGTCGGCGTCACCACTGGTGCGGTGTCAGTCTGGAAGCGCGTGCCGAAGAAGGCAGTCGACGCCATCTCGAAGCGGCTGAAGATCCCGCCGCACACGCTGCGACCGGACCTGTATGGTCCAGACCAGAAACCCCTCTCGAAGTCGTAGAGCACCGGCGGCTGCGTGCCGCCATCATCAGGAGAGCCAGATGGCCAAGCGCCTCGATCACAACGAAACCGGTGGGCTTTCGCCCGACGCGTTCCTCGAACACTACCGTCGCATCCGGCAGGCGCGCGCGCCGATGGAGTCGGCAGTCGGCCACTACCGCAAGGCCATCCAGCGCGCGAAGGACGCGGGCGTGGATACGGTGGCGCTGGCCATCATGGAGAAGCTGGTCAAGGTCGGCGAAGAGCAGGCGCAGCTGCACATCCGCAACCTCTTCCGGTATTCCAACTACACAGGGGCGGAGATCGGCCAGAAGCAGCCCGACCTGTTCGGCGATGCGGACCAGGAGCCGACTGCGGAAGCCGTGACGCTGTTCTCCGAGCAGATTGCCGAAGAGCAGGGCTACAAGGCTGGTCGTGCGCGCGATCGCGCTGACACGAACCCGCACGAGCCGGCCAGCGCGGCGCACGCTGCCTGGGCGCGTGGCTGGCATCGCGGTCAGGGCGAGGAGGTCATGACCACCTTCAGCCGCAAGGATGCGCCGCGCACCACCACGCGTCGGGCACGCAACCCGGCGGCTGAGACGCGCGAGGGCGCAGGGGACTCTGGTGCCGCGCAGGATGCCAGCACGGCGACGACGGGAGACGCTGCAGAACCCGAGATGGACACCAGCAACGTGGTGCCGATGGGCGCGCGCCGCGGGCGAGGACGGGCGGCCAAGCCGCTGACGGCGAAGCAGCGCAAGGAGGCGGCGAAGGCGGTGGATGGCCTGACCGGCGCGCCGGCCGCGTTCTGATGTCGGATCAGGGGGGCATCCTGGCGCTCGACCTGTCGCTGTCGACGGGCTGGGCCTATGGCGGGGTGCGCGCCAACGCCCCCCTGATCGGTCGATGGTTTCTGAACGGCGGGATCCGCGACATGGGCGAGACGTGGGTGGACCTTCAAAACCGGCTGGAGGATTTCATCACGCTGCAGAAGCCGTCGCTGATCGTCTACGCGCTGCCGTACGCGAAAGTGCAGACCACCGCCCGGCTCGGTTTGGGGCTGGCGGCGCATGCGGAGTCCTCGGGATGGCGCATGGAAGTGCAGGTGCGCGAGATCCCGGAAGGCACCGCGCGCAAGCATGTGCTGGGCCGCGGCGGATTTGCCGAGCGCGACGAGCACAAGCGCATCATCAAGGGGTCGGCTCGTCGCAACGCCAAGGCGGCCAGCATGCTGTGGTGCGAGGGCAAGGGCTGGGCCGTGCGGGATGACAACGAGTCGGACGCCTGCGTGATATGGGAGTTCTCCCGGCGGTTCGTCCTGAGCCGCCAGCAATGGAGCCGGCTGGTGTGAGCGCCGAGGCCGCCAGACGAAGCCTGTCAGGACCGGTCGCCATCAACATGCGCGGCCAGGTGCTGGAGCACTGGACCGTGCTGCGGCAGTCGTGGTCGCGGCGGTCGCGCGCGCACTGGATCTGCCGCTGCACGTGCGGCGCCGAGCAGACGATCGGCGGCACGGAGCTGCGATCGATGGACCGTCGCGGGCCAGTGCCGTGTAAGGCTTGCGGTCAGGGCAGCGCGCGAAGCGGCGAGGCGGCCGCGTGAGCGACTCCGACACCGTGGTGCCATTCCCTGGCCCCTGCCAGCGCCAAGCCGCGCAGGACCGTCTGGTGGCGGCGCGGGAAGCGCACCTGGCAGCATTCGAGGCGTGGCTGCGCGAGGGGGCGCCGGCGCGTGACGACGCCGACCTCGAGGCTGAGGTGTTCGCTGCGACGGCTCGCCAGCTGGTGCTGCGCCACACGCGCGGTGGCTAAAAAACCCATGGCATAGACCCGCCGGCGCGGTCTATGGTCCCGCGCTTCCAGCGGGAGGGTGTTGTGGCCGATAACGTAGTGCTGCTGCGACCGAAAGAGCGGCAGATCCTGGATCCCTACGCCGATCTGCAGCGTCGGCGCACCGACATGATCAATGCCTGGACTGCGTGGCTGGCGACGCAGCCGCATGCGGCTGATGTGCTGCAGGAGATCGACGGCACCACGGGTGCCATGCGGTCCCTGGCAGACCTGATCGGCGCACAGACGCGGGGCTCGGAGTGAGCGCCGCGCGCGGGGCCCCCCCGGGCAATCCGCTGATGGGGTTGGCCATGCGCCTCCCCCCCCACAACCTTCAGGCAGAGCAGGCGCTGCTTGGCGCCATCATGGCGAACAACAAGGCCTACCACGCGGTGGCCGACTTCCTGCGCGCGGAACACTTCGCTGATCAGGTCCACGCCACGCTCTACCGCAGCCTGGCCGACAAGATCAGCGGCGGCGGCGTGGGCGATGCGGTCTGGCTGGCCGGCCGGTATGCCAACTCCCCCGTGCTGGAGGAGGTCGGCGGGGCCGGCTACATCGCACAGCTGCTCTCGTGCATGGTCGGCATCATCAACGCGGCGGAGTACGCGCGGGCGATCGCCGATGCGTGGTCGCGGCGCGAATTGATCTCTGTCGGAGAGGATCTGGTCAACCAGGCTTTCGACGGGTCGGTCGATGTGCCGGCGATCGTGGACGACGCGATCAAGGGGATCGAGGCGTCCACCGTCAGCAGCACCACGCGCCAGCCGATGGTCTCGATGAACGACGCCATGGACGAGGCAATAGCCCGGGCAGAGCGCGCGGCCCTTGGCCAGGGGCGCGGCGGCACGCTCACCGGCTTCCCGTCGCTGGACCGGGTCTACAACGGGATGCTGCCGGGCACGCTGCACATCCTGGCGGCGCGGCCCGGCATGGGGAAGTCGGCCCTGGGGTGGCAGATCGCCATCAACGTGGGACTGGCGTGCCGCGACGGGGCCAGCCCGGGCGGCGTGTTCGTCCAGAGCCTGGAAATGGGCGCGGGGGAATTGGGAGAGCGTGCGCTGTCAGCCTTCGGCGCCATCCCAGGCGACGTGCTCCAACGCGGCGAGCACCAGTTCCACCGATCGTCGCTGGCCATGGCGCGCGAGGAATTGGCAGACCTGCCGCTGCTGATCGACGAGACAGCGGCTCTGAACATGCAGCAGATCGCCATGCGCGCGCGGGAGGCGCACCGGAAATTTGGCGGGCTCTCGCTGGTCCTGGTCGACCATCTGCACATCATCGCCCACGACGTCGACGGGGCGCGTCGCGGCGACGGGGCGACGCAGGCGATCGGGGTGATCAGCCGCGGGCTGAAGAAGCTCTCGAAGGATCTGCGGTGTCCCGTGCTGGCGCTGGCGCAGCTGAGTCGGGCGGTCGAGGGTCGCGAGGACAAGAGGCCCACCCTGCCGGACCTTGGGCAGTCGGGCGATATCGAGCAGGATGCCGACAGCGTCGTCTTCCTCTACCGCCCGGAATATTACCTGCCGAAGGACGCGCCAGAGCAGAAGGCAGGCGAGACGCTCGCCACCTGGCAGGCGCGCGTGCGCGACTACGACGAGCAGAAGGCCCGGCTATACGGCAAGGCCGAGGCGATCTTCGACAAGGTTCGCGGAGGGCGGCCGCAGCTGGTGCGGTTGAAATGGGAGGCTGAGACAACGCACTTCGTCGATCCGGCTGGTGGGTAGCCGGCGGGGTGCGCGTGGGGCATAAAAGGGGCGGGCCGGGGAGCGCACCACACGCTCGACCCGGCCCATAGCAGCGAGAGGGATCGCCACATGACGTCCGATATACTGAAAAACCGTCGCGGGTTCAATGGCGCGCCGGTGACATTGTGAGTTTCCGCGCGATGATCTGGGCGTGGGAGGTCGATGGCCTCACGTCCACCACGAAGCTGGTCCTGCTGTCCCTGGCACAGCACGCGAATGAGGATGGAGCGCATTCTTTCCCATCCGTCGCCACCATCGCAGCCGAGTGCCGGCTCTCCGAACGGTCGGTGCAAGGCGCGCTCAAGACGCTGGAGGCAGAGGGCTACATCACCGTCGTGCGACGGCTGCGGCAGACCAGCCTCTTCACCCTTCGGATGGACCTCCACGTCGTGGCGAAGCGCAGCAAGCCGGGTGCCCGGAAGGGTGCAGGAGATTCACCCTACCCCGCAAATGCTGCGGGGTGGGAGGGTGCAGGAGATTCCCCCCCCCCCCGCAGCAGCTGCACCCCCACCCCGCAGCAGCTGCACCCTAACCTGTCCCTTAACCAGTACATGAACCAGCAGGACGCGTGCGCGCAGGGGGCCGAAGGCTCGGAAGCCTTCGATGCGCTGTTCGGCATCGCGCCAGCATCCGCGGCGGCGCCAGCACCGCAGCCGGTGCGCAACACGCCGCAGCAACCTCCCCCGCCAGGCTGGAAGGCGCCGTTCAACCCGACACCGCGGCACATCAACTATCCCCCCATTCCTCCCGAGCCTGCCGGCGATCCGCAACGCTGGATGCCGCGGCTGGCAGACCCGGAGCATCGATGGGCGGTGCTGGCGCCGGGGGAGGAAATTGATCCGCGCTCGATGACGGGCGCTCGACGGCAGGCCAGGGGTGCGTGGATCCTGCGCGACCTGGCAGAGCGCGTGGCCGACCTCCTCGGCTGGACCGCGGATCCCCGTCGATACATCGACTGGCGCCCGCTGTGCGCGTGGCTGGACGATGGGATTGATCCGCTGGACGTGGTAATACCGACCATCCGGCGCGTCGTGGAGCGGCGTGGCAACGTCGAGATCTCGACGCTGGCGTATTTCGACCGTGCGGTGCGCGAGGCCGCTGCCGCCGGCCGCAGGATGAGGGCAGGATGACCGACGACGAGAAAGCCCGCGGCGTCGCAGTCGAGTGGGAGCCGGGCCAGGGGCCGCCCGGCTGGCTTGCGATGGTGCTCGTGTTCTTCGTGGCAGCGCTGTGTGGCATCGCGGTCTGGTGCTGGCGACTGGTGGCGGGGTGAGCGCATCGCCGACAGTGCCAGCGACCGTCTGGTGGGGAGCCATGGACGCCTACGTCGCACGGCGGCGTGGCTGGCGCTGGCAGGTGGTGTGCATCTCCGCTGCGGATGGCGTCGAGCGGGAGTGCGCATTCGGCGCCAGGTTCTGGCGTCGGCGCTCAGCCGAACGCGTAGCGGTCGGCATGGGCAAGGTCATGATGGACACGCTCTGGCGCGCGGGCGCGCACCCATACCAGGCTGGCGCGGTGCCTGTGGCGGCCGTGGGCGGCTTGGTAAGCGAGTCCGGGACATTCCCCCCGGCGGCTGGCTAGAGCCAGCCACGCGGCGTCCTGGCGCGTCCTTGGCGCGTCCCTGGCGCCGAATTTGTGGCGGCGCTACAGTGCGCGGGCTTACCGGGCTAGCAGCCACAGGGCGAGCCATGAGCACATGGCGAAGGCGTCTGCTACACGCCATCGGGCGGTCCTAGACCGTCCCGCTGCTGTCCTGCCGCCGCGCACGCGACAAAAAAGGTCTCAGGGAGCGGCAGCCCGGAGCGGGTGGAACCCCCGCAGATCGACCAGATCTCGGCTCCAGCCGACCACCTCCGTGCGCCAAAGCTCCGACATGTCCGCAATCGCCAGCTGCTGCGCCAGGCGGTTGCCGCCGCGGCCGCTCCACTCGGCGTGGCGCCACGACGACACGATCGCCTTCAGCGCCTCGAGGTCGGGTTCGGGGGTCACACAACCCGAGCCAGGAGCGGCGCCTCCTTCGCGACCCGATCGCCAGATAGGTCTACGGTGTCTTGATTCAACTCGATCATGACAGCATCGCGCTGTAGGCGATCGGCCACCAGGCCAGTCGTGCCGGCGCCGCCGAAGGGGTCGAGGACAACGCAAGGCACCGGCGGGTGCCCGGCGCACGCACATGAAGCCTTCCATCCGAGGGTCTTGGTGGTCGTGCTGTCCCGCCAATGCCCGACCCCGCTGGCGCCGATTCGGTGATCGGTCTGTTGCTCCCACTTCCCTGTTACCTGCTCCCCGTTGCGCAGCCTGGTCTTCTTCACGATTCGCGCCCAGGGCGCCCCACAGTGCGGGCACGCGCCGCGCTCGCTGGTGCCTGCCTTGATGCATTTCTCGGCAAGATCCGGTGGCATGACCGCGAAATGCGGCCCCCGGTATGGCTGCGTCGCGATGGTCCACACGCTGCGCGCGTTCCTGGTCCCGTCGTAGATCTTGTATTCTGGAGGCCGGCTGTTCACGCCCGGCTGCGCGGCGCGCGTGGCGCTCCCCTTGGCTCCCTTTGTGCCGGCCGGAACCACGCCTGTCTCGGAGATCGCCGTCGCATCGTAAAAGTAGGATGGCTTTTTCGACAGAAGAAACACATGCTCATGCGCCGACGTGGGCCGGTCGCGCACGCTTTCCGGCATCGGGTTGGGCTTGTGCCAGATGATATCGCTGCGCAGATACCAGCCGTCAGCGCGCAGGGCAAAGGCGAGAAGCCAGGGGATGCCGAGGAGGTCTTTGGGTTTGTAGCCGTCCAAGCGGGACGTATCGCGCTTCGTTTGATGCCCTGCGGCAAGTGTCTCTCGGTATCTGCCGGATGCGCCATTGACGCCGTTCAGCCCCGACTTTGCCGACACGCCCACCGTCCTGTTGCCGGGCGGGCTGCTGGCGTAAGAGTCACCCACATTCAGCCAAAGCGTCCCATCATCCCGCAGCACCCTCCGCACTTCCCGGAACACCGCCACCAATTCGGCCACGTATTCATCAGGCGTCCGCTCAAGCCCGATTTCCCGATGCTTGTCCGGGTGCCCTTCCGGCAGATAGGAGCGCAGCCCGAAGTAGGGCGGACTGGTGACCACGCAGTGCACGGATGCCGCCGGCAGCGTCGGGAGGAGGGCGCGACAGTCCCCGGGGAGAATGCGCGTCGTCATCGAGGTGTCCCATTTTGCTGCGCCGCCGGCGATTCCTTGGGTTGGTCGTACGCCAGGCCGACAGAGCCGTCCTCGTTGCGGTATTCGACGATGAACGGCTGGCCGCCGCACCACACGCGGTCTCCGACGTCGGGACGCCATGCGTCGAGCTCGGCGCGGGACATGGTCTGGTCCCTCGCCCACAAGCCGCGCTGTCCCGCGGCGCGACCAGTGCGGCTCACGGTGCACTCCGTTCACGCCACCAGTCGCAGACCATCACGACGCGCGAGCACTGGTCGACGTCGAACATGCCGATGTGGCAATCGCGCCGCTCCAGCCCCATGTGGTCAGCCAGCCAGCCATAGGCGTCGCCTCGCGCCATCTCGCCGCTTTTCCACAGCGGGTCGAATGCGGCGTGCGCGCGGATCTTCGCGGCGCGGAGTTCCTTGTTGGCCAGCCGTCCCTTGGGGCGCGCTGTGCCCTTGTGGCAGCCCACCCAGGCATCGCAGGGCCGGCACATCCAGATGGCGCCGAAGTCCCGGCCAGCGCCGTACACCGCCGTGCTGGGCGCCTGCTGAGCCGCCTTGTGGCAGTAGGGGCAGATCGGCGCCGGCTGGTGCTTGCGCCGGCGACTCATTGCGTGCGCTTCCTTTCGCGCTCTTCATGCATCGCATCCGCGACCGCCAGCAGGTTCGGATGCACCTCGTCGCGCCGCTTGGTGCGCTCCTCCGTCGACACGGTCGACGCCGCATGGCGGTGGCTGGAGCGGATGGTCCAGTCCAGCTTGCCAGCGCGGCCGCCCTCGATCGGCAAGTCGGGCAGCCCGGCTTCCACCAGCATGCGCGCCAGCGACGCTGTGGTACCGGCCTCGTACGCGCCGCAGCGCACCCGATAGGAGTCGCCCGTGCCGAACGTGACGTCGAACCGATATGCCTTCACCCTTGAAACTCCCCGGCTGCTTCGATGATGTCGTCAGCCTCAAGCTGAGCGCCGATCTGGGTGGCGAAGGACTTCCGGTCCAGGTATTGCCGCCCGCCTGCGGGATCCCGCCACTGCCAGCCGCGCACCTCGAGCAGCCAGCGAGCGTCCCGGCCGCGCGCGCCATTGCTGGTGATGGTGGCCATGACGTGGTGACCGTTCAGCAGCGTCAGCCGCTCCGGGTGGGCGTGCCAGCGCAGGCTGGTGGCGGTCATGGCGCGACGCTTTTCCTCGCCGCGCCAGCGCCCCGCCGGGCAATTGGTGGTGGCGCTCATGCCGGATCCTCTGGCAGCAAAGCCGCCTTGCGCAACTCGTTGGTGATCGTGAGCATGGCCTCGTCCTGCTGCTCGATTGGGTCGCCTTCGTCGGACCAACTCTCCACCACCGCATCCTTCACCTCGCAGAGCGCGCGCAGCTGCAGCCGCAGCGTGGGCCAGGTCTGGCCGGGCAGGTCCAGCGGCGGGAAGTTGCCCATCTCGTCGCGCGGAGGGCCGTAGGGCTCGCCCTCGATCGGGGCGTAGGGCGTGATGCAGCCGCCGGTGGCCGGGCAGACCAGCGTGTACGCGCAGACGCTGCCGCCCTCGTACACGTAGCGGTCGATCGACCGGACCTCCCATATGGAGCCAGCCGGCGTGACGCGCACGCGGCCAGTGTGATCGTCGTCGGGCTCGTCGCGCGTCGATGCGAACAGATCGCCGATGCCATACTTGGCGAAGGGCGTGGGCGCGCCCGGGTCTTCCGTGCTCATGGTGTTCCTCCAGTGTTGGTGGTCGCGCCCGGCGACTCCTCGTAGGGCTCCGCGGCAAGGATGGCAGCCCGGATCGTGGCGAGCCGCTCGTCGATGCCATCCTGCATCTCGTCGCCTTCGAAGCCGGCCATGAAGGACTCAGCCAGCTTGAGCGCCTCCAGCAGCGCCGGCGCGGCCGCTGCTGCGCGCGCGTCGTCGGTGCTGGCGCCGATCTGCACGCGCAGGACACCGATGCCAGCCGCGTCGCGGATCCAGCGGCGTCCGTCGAACCGCCAGGGACCAGGGGTGATTGCCATGGTCAGGCGGCCTTCCTGGCCGCGGCCAGCAGCGCCTCGATGCGCTTCACCTCGCGATCGGCGGCAATCCAAGCGTCCATGGCCGGCAGGAAGTGCGGCCCGCTGGCCTCCTGGTAGGTGCGCCACGCCGCGCGATAGGCGCGGCGAGCGTTGTCGTATTCGGTGTGCAGAGCGTCCATGGTCAATAGGCCTTGTCGATGGTGAACTGCGCGGTGCGCCAGAGGCGCTCGGTCTCGGCGTCCAGCGCCTTGACCGCGGCGTCGTAGGCGACCTGGGTGATGGTGCCGGCCATCAGCCGGCGACCCAAAGCGTCCATCGCGAGTTCCGCGCGACGCTCGATCTGCGAGGGGGTCAGGTAGGTCATGGGGGCTTCCCGTGCTTGCCCGGCACAATCGCCGCGACAACAGGACCATGCTCGATGTTCGTGTGGATGTCGAGGGGTTTTTAAGCCCCGCGCTTCAGTTTGTAATCGAGGACGCTCTGCCGCGTGATGGCTGCTTGGCGCACCTGGTGAACCCACGCGTCGACAAGGAATCGGTCGACGGCGCCGTCGCGGTCGAACGCGAGAAAATGCACTGCGCCGTCGCCGCGCAGAGCGTATGCCGCCGGCGCAGCCGCCGTGTCGACGCGCCCGCTGTAGATCGCGGCGATCGCCCGCAGCTGGCGCAGCGGCATGCGACTGGAGAACGGATTAGAGCTCATCGTCGATCGCCTCCTTGGCTTCGTATGCGGGATCGGTCAGCACCTCGGGACGCCAGAGCGCGCGCTTGTCGGCCTCGCACACGGGGCAGATGTAGCAGCAGAAAATGCCGCGGGCGTCGTAGAGCGATCGGCGAGCCCCGCGGTTGCAGACGTGAAAGAAGTCCATGGCTATATCCCCGTGGTCCTGGTGATGACGTCGTGGTTGTCGCCGCCGCAGCGGCACCGCGCTCGATCGCCGATGCCGAGCAGCATCTGCTTCGACTTCTCGCGCAGGTAGCTGTTCAGCGCGCGGCGGTCGGTGGTGTCGATCCCGGCCTTCTCCGCGTCGCGCAGGTGATTGCGACGGATCCTGGCCATGGTCCTGGCGCGGCCGATGGCCCCGTTGATGCCCATCACGCGCACTCCAGCTTGCTGGCGCACTCGGGGCCGATGCCGGCGTCCAGGCTCTCGGGGTGGGTCAGCGCGCGGTGGCAGCGCCCGCAGCGGCCCTCGTGCCGCGCGATGCAATGCGGCGCCGGCTTGTCGGCAGCGGTGTGCTGCCACCAGTAGGCGAAGGCGCGGAACGCCGGGGCTGCCGCGTCGACCCTGCTTTTGCGGGTGGCGCGCGGGCCGCGCTCGTCGAGGACTGCCATGTAGGCGAAGCGGTCGGGCCCGTTGAGGACCGACACGTACCAGAGCGGCTTGTCGGCCTTGGCGCGCTTGACCTGGGAGGGGAAAACTGTCTCTTTTACACCACT